CCGGTGAGTTAATCAAACTACACTATCGTGAAGATTCGATTGAGAAACATGTTTACAAGAATTTCAAGAAAAAAGTTACAATTGAGTTTTCAAAAGAAAAGTCAAAATACTTCGTGGAACGTTTAAGTTAATTCCAATTCTCAAAAATTCTTGACGTTATGTCTCTTTTTTCTTATTATCGGGTCGTGGCGAAATCTGCGGTACAATCAGTACAATCAAATCAACTTGAATTTAATTTTGATTTCCGTACGCTCGCAACTGGAATGAAAGATTTAATCCGCACTTCTGATGCTGCGCGAATTCTCGATTGTTCCCCTGATACTGTCATTCGTTATTACAATGAAGGTTTGATACCTGGTATTAAGCGTCGAGGTACTCGAGGCCGCAGTGAATACCGTTTTGTAAAGGTTGATATTCTTCAGTTTATCGAACGTAATTACGGCCGTAAGACTTACGACAATTAAAAAACTTTCAGCAACTCACGCATCAGCCGTATCAACGGCATCATACTCTTGTAATTTTAATTCTTATCGTTTATACTTCCTTCATGGATTTTATGGTGGTTATCGCTACATTTCTGTTAAATCTCATTCTTGTAATCGTCGGGGGTCTTGTTTTTTATTTCAAGGCTGATAAAGGCACGGCAGTAAAACTTGCCGTGCACGATCAGGAGATTGCCTCTCTTTTCAAGATGCTCAATACTGTTACAGCAGAACTCAAGGAAATCGCGAAAGAACTTCACATAATCACCCTGGAACTTGCGGGCAAAAAGCCCAGGAGGAAAAATGAGAGACGAATCGAAATTACTAAGTGATGAAAATCAGAGACTACATAATTCAAATCTGGATCTGGCACAGGCGAATATAAATCTATTATCGCTTCTTGAACAAGAGAAGTGCAAAATGCCTGTTCGAGGTAAAAACCGAATTGGTCTTGTGTTGTCAGTTCTTGCAATTGCCGGCGGGCAGTTTACACCTGTCGAGCCAATGGATCTTCTCGGCGCAAAGTTCAACTCAAATATTCTGCAAATCTCTGGCGCATTCATTTTAATTGTTCAGCTTGCCGGGCCGTATATTCTGCAACTGGTCAATGCCATTAGGGGGAACAAATGAGACTTCTGGATGAACTGCGGGCAATTGCCCTCACTTTCATTTTTTCGCTTTTGATTGTTCTTATGGGCTTTGGTTTTTCTGGCTGTGTTTCGGCTTCGAAAAAAGCCGCCGTTAAAACTGCCGAGAATGCCCAGGCTCTGGCTGATGATGCCGACAAATTTCTCGAGAAAGTCAAAACCGAGGGCATGACGCCGGAAAATGAAACCGAGGCCATTAAAAAAATTCAGAACTACTCTGCCGGGCTGAAAGATTGCGGTCAGAGTGTCATTGAGATTCAGCGTGAGGTTGAATCTGAAAAAGCAGGTGCCGATGGACGATATTTGAAAGTTTTGTTTTCGCTCATTGGTTTAATTGTTCTCAATGTACTATACGGAATCTGGCGATTCAGGAGTACCCTTCTATCATGGGTGGCAAAAGGTATCCTGAAAGTTTAAAAGAGCGGGCCTTTCGTATTTACTACGATACCGGGTCGCTCTCCGAGGTCGTCCGTGTTTTGAAAAAAGAATTCAAAGGCATCTCGAAAAGTACTATATCCAAGTGGGCGCTCGAAGCGGACGCCAGGGGAAAGAACTGGTATGAGCGCCGCTCTGAAATTCAGGCGAAAAACCATGAGCATGTTGATGAACAGATTGCGGGGGATCGGAAAAAATTATTACAAGAGTCTGCAAAATTTAACGATCGGCTTTTAAGTCAGCTGCCTGCCCTGGAAGCTAAAACACTTGAGGGTGCGACATTTGCAAAAATCGCTCTGTCAAAATTTATGCTCGAGCAATCTGGCACAGATCGCAATTCTGAGCAAACTGCCAAGAATGCAATTAATGCGTTCATGCTTGCCCTGAAAGAAGATTCAGAGATAGCAGCAATTCTGGATAGAAAATGGCCAAGTATCGAAGAACGATTTTATAATCATCTCGAACGTCTGGAAAAAGCTGATCGGAAAAAGAAAAAATGAGCATAAACGAAGCAAAGATTCTTCGTGAGGCCATCTCACAGGGCAGGCAACATTTCGCAAAAGGTTCCCTGATTGAATGGGCAATGCGAAAGATAGAAATTGAAGTGTCCAGTGGTGACTGGCGAAAATTTTCTTTTGAAGGTCATGAACCACTCAGAGAAATTTATCAAGACGAATTACATCCGAGAACAACAATCATTAAAGCCGCCCAACTTGGTGTTTCTGTTTATAGTGTCTTGAAAGCTATGTATCTTGGTGATAAATATGGAATTTCAACTGCCTATTATTTCCCGACCGATACGGATGTTCAGGATTTTGTCGATGAAAAATTTGATAAAATTATTGAGAACTCGGAATACCTGTCAACATTATCATTGCCGGGTGATATTGACAATAAGGGACTAAAGCAATTTTCCAGATTTGCACTATTTTTTCGAGGTACTGAAAAGAAACGAAAAGTTAAATCAATCACAGTGGGGCATGTTGTAAAAGATGAGTTGGATGAAGCCAATCAGGAAAACATGAAATTTGCTGATGACAGAATGCTCCATCAAAAACGGCGAATAATCACGGAGCTGTCACAACCCAGTGAGGAAGATTTTGGGATTGATGAAGCTTTTAAGCAAAGCGACATGAGGTATTGGGCTGTTCGTTGTGGTTGCGGTAAATGGAATTTTCCCGATAAAGATTTTCCGGAGAACCTTATAACGAAGGGTAAAAATGTATATTTTGGGTGTATAAAATGTTCCAGAAAATTAAATATGGCAGCAGGCCGGTATGTAGCCGAACACCCTTCACGTTCCAAAGATCACCGGGGCTTTCAACTTTCACATTTATTATTCGGTGTATATTCACCCGCTGAAATAAAAATCAAGTATGAATCGGCCGTAAAAAGCAGCGATAAAAAAAATCTGAATATTTCTGTTTTAGGTAAAGCCTATTCCACCGCTCAATCGAAACCCATAACAGATGAAATTTTAAATAATGCGGAGCGCCCATACGGCTTGTTACGTGAAGCCAAGTTTTCATACTTTGGAATGGATATGGGGGATAATGCACACATGTGTTTTGGCATCCCAAGCCGTGACGGCAGACGAATTCAAGTTGTTGCAATGTATGAATGGAATGCCGAGGACAAAGATGGCATTATTGCATTAATGAAACGATTTGGTGTGTATTCCGGGGTTATTGACGCCATGCCTTATAAACCAACTGCGAAGGCCATTGCGCGAGCATTTGAAGGTCGTGTGGCAATAAACTATTATAAAGGCGAAACCTTAAAAACAGGTACTGAAGGTGAAGGCCCCTGGGAAGTCAAAAAAACGACAATTGAAAGAAATGAGTCTCTTGATGATACTGTTGAACTTGTTCAGGACGGCGGAATAATACTACCCTCGAGAAAAATTTTAACGGGTTCGGATCTTGAAATATATGAAATGTTCAGAAAACATTTAAAACAGCTACTTAAAGAACAGGTAGAAAAGGCAGATGGTTCTTTCATTTGGCAATATAAAAAAAAAGTAGCAAATCACTTTGGCATGGCCTTGAACTATATGCGCATTGCACGCGAGATTTCTACGCTGGAAGTTTCATCTGGAGTTGATCCTGTATGTTTTGAATTGGATTATTGATGGAGTGATAAATGAAAACGAGTCTTTGGAAAAAAATACAACATCGATTTTTCGGGGCAAGCGTGGCGATTGCTATGGATGCATCGAGCGCCAGTCGAAAACAGGAAACCGATATAAATTTTACCCGGCCTTATCCCGTTGAATTTCTCGAAGAAATTGAGAAGCTGGTCCTTACTACTCCAAACTTGAGCCAGGCGCTCAAACGCTCGATTCAACTGGGTAATACCGGGCATAATGTCGAAGTCGTTTTGTCACGGGGGGACAACAAGGCCGCTCTGGACGAAATCAACGAACTGGCTGAGAGTGTTTATCCCAATGGCACGGGCGCGGATGGCCTCGTCAATGCCCTTTGGCGGCAGATCATGATTAAGGGGGCGTCGTCTCTGGAATTGATTCCCAGCATGGATTTAAAATCTATTGAGAAGGTCGCTTTAATTCCCGTGGAGACGGTACGATTTAAAATCGAGAACGCCGAAAGAAAAATCGTTCAAAATCATAACGGCGAAGAATTTTTATTGAATCCTGAACAATATATTTATTACCCCCTTTTCACTGATGAACGAAGCCCTTACGGAATCCCTCCGTATTTATCTGCGCTTGAAATTGCTTATACACAAAAAGACGCAATCAAGGGAATCGCTAAAATTATCAAGAAAATCGGTTTGCTCGGTTTTATTTTTGCGAAACTGAAAATTCCATTTCGAGGCAATGAATCTGAAAATGAATATCAGGCAAGATTGAAAAAAAAGCTCTCCGATTTCAGTAATGGATTCAAAAGCAATGTGGAGAACGGCGCCATTGCCGGTTATGATGACACAACAATTGAGCATCATTCTGTAACGAGCGAAGCTCGCGGCGCGATTGATTTGTTTCGCGAGATTGAAACACAGTATGCCAGCGGGATTGATTTTGACCCTGCTATGCTGGGCCGGTCTTATTCTACCACCGAAACCTATGCCGGTGTCGTGTACTATGCGTTTCTTGCCTCGAACAAAAATGTCAGGCGCGTCATTAAACGTGTTCTCGAAAAAATGTACAAAACACATTTGATTTTACGGGGTTATTCGGTGAAACGAGTACGGGTTAAATTCAACCCGGATATGGCGTTGAATCCGAAAGAAGATGCGGAAGCTGAGAGTATCAAGATTGGCAATGTCATCATGAAAATCAATGCCGGTCTAATCGATGACGATACCGGAGCCCGTGAACTGGGTTACGAAAAAGCAACGGGGAAAAAACAAACTCCGCAGACTGCGGGTTTGTCTGAATTTTTAGATTTCGTAGGACTTGCCGAAAAAAAAAACATTCCGATGTACCGGATAAAGTAGATGTTGAACAGCAAGCCCGTGATGCTGTCGATGAGGCGATCAAAGTTTTTCAAAAAACATTTACCACGGAGTTAAATTCGATTCTTGGCGATCTCGAATCTGCACTGGCGAAATCCCCGGATATTGAGACTGCAATGAAGATCCTCGATAGCGGGATGAAAGACAAATTACCGTCTGCGCTTTATGATGCCGTCAAGGGCAATATCGTTGATGCCTGGAAAGAAGTTAGCAAGTCAGCTGTAAAAACAAGAAACGATGTTTTACCGCAGGCTCTTGATTTTTTTAAAAAATCAAATAACCACGACTATGGGAAAATATACCAGGACAACCGATCTGATTTGCAAAAGGCCGTTGAGGAAGAACTTGCCGGTCGGCCGTCTGATTCAAAGAGCGCAATGGAGAGCGCTCGCAAAGCCGCTGAAAAAGCCAAAACGTATTTTTCAGACGAGGTACTTTTTAACCGTTATAAAATGGTTGTTTCTGGAGCTGTAATGAAAGCGCGGAATTTTTCGCAGGTTCTAAGCTATGAGGAACTGCAATATACCGAAGTCGAGATTGTAGCCATTCTGGATCAAAAGACTTCATCGATTTGCAAATTTATGAATGGCAGAAGAATTCAGATAAAGACAGCCGCCAATTACGTGAGAGAATACATGGACACCGACCCGTCTGATGTCACCGCAAGATTCGGCTGGCCGAAAAGAGAAACCGTCGGCGAAATGCAAGGAAAATCAACTGCGGACGCAGTCAAGGGGCTGGGCGCGAAACTTCCGCCCTATCATGCGCATTGTAGAACGACTGTTGTGCCGGGATATACTGAGAGGGTTGGCAATCAAAATGGCAAAAAACTATTATTGGGAAATTATAAAAAGCCGCCACTAACAAAAATTACTGAGGAAGATAAAATTCCTTACAAAGAAAGCCTTAATTTGAGAATGAAAGAATATGATAATTTAACAGAGGATGAATTTGCATCTAAAATAAATTCTTCAAGATATTCACAGTGGTCTGAGAAAAATCTAAAAAAACATTTTGATTATCACGCTTATGAGTTCGGGGAAATAACCATTGATGATTATAAAAAAATCAGCGAAAAAGTACTAACTAAATTCGATAATTTATATCTTTACAATGTGGACGGAGACAATAGATTGATGTTTTATAATATGTCTGAAAATATTGGCACTGTGGTATCAACTGACGATAATAATATTATTGCCTGTTTTAAACCAGACCAGTACTATAAAGACAGAACCATTGAAAATTTGTACATTAAAATAAAATGAAAGTTGAAATTGTAAAAAAAATAATTGAAGAAGCTCGAACCAAATCTGTGGAATGGGAGAGTTTTGTTTCTGCGATACATTCAGCTGATTCCGCAGAAGATAAAGCTGTTGATATTCAACTTGTGAAAGCTTTTGAAAATATTGAAAGGGTCGGCTATTTTGTTCCGCGCAGGACTGACGGTTCTTGGCGTTGGGAATGGAGATTGATTTCTCAGGGCGAGTATCCCCTCGAAAAACTTCCCGATCATGTACGCGATCTGGCCTATGTTCTCTACTACCAAAAATCAAAAAAATCGGCGTAAATTGACGAATATGAAACAAGCGATTTTCAGCCATTTTCCGGGGGTTTTTGAATGTGCCGCCCATCGGGTCGGGAAAATGGGACATAACGCAACCGCAACGCTCTGCAACGGTTTTTACGGGATTTTACAGGAGAGTCCAACCCTGTTTTTCCAAAACCAGTTTAGCTTTGGAGGAATTTATGAGTAAGGTCGAAGATTTAAAGATTATTTCCGAGGAAATTTTGTCAATGCGACTTAGGGAGTTGATAGAGACTCACTGCTTGAAAAACTTTATATGCATTGATGGGCCGAAAGCATATGAAATATCTATACCAAAGAAAGAGCCTTTTGAAGGTATGGAATTAAAAGTATTTATAATCAAAGAAAATCCAGACCAAAATGATATTGTACCGTTAATAGTAAATTACGTATTAAAATATGTTTTCGTAGATTACGAAAAAATCTGGTTTTGGCAATATACTTCTAAAAATATTTCTTAAAAAAACTTCATCATCACACGCATGAGCCGTATCACCGGCATCATGCCCTTGTAATTTAAAATCACATGTGTTAAATTACTGCCAGATGAGTAACTGGCAGAAAGTCAAAAACGATTGGGTCAAGCTGAAAAACGGCATCGACCTGAATGTCAATGGTCAGGGTATCGTGTGTTTCAGCAACGCGGGATTTGCCCTGGGCAGTAACGGTTTGAAACTAACTGGCGGTTCAACATTGGCAATCACTCCGGTCGAAGGCAAAGAGGAAGATGGTCAAGAGTATGTGGACTACAAGTTCCGGATGCTCTCTAAAACCTATATTCCCGGTTGGGAGTTAGATTTCAGAGAGGAAAATGTGCTGCAAGAATCAGTGGCGCTTTTTGCTACAAAACTGACTCGTAATCATAATACTTCCATTGAGAACTTTCATGGCAAATCTTTGAACCCTTCATGGAATAACTCGACGACACCGCCAGGCATCGACGCGACCTACCGGATTTATAAAGAATTCGGCAGCGACATTATCAAAAAGCTAAATCTGGGGATACTGGATTCTACCAGCGTCGGGATAAGATTCTTGTGGAAAAAGTCTCACCCTGGTATGAGGCTGTGGGATTTTCTGGATAATCTTGGCAGGGAAATTGACGGTCAAATCGTTCGATTTGTCATCACCAAAATTCTGAGCGTTCCTGAAGCGTCGATTGTTTATGCCGGGGCCGATGAAAACGCCAAACGCCTGTCACAAACAGGCAATCAAAATTTAAACGATATTATAAATTCTCAAGGAGATAACATGGATGAAATCATGAAGCTTGAAAAACAGCTTACCGAAAAAACCTCTGAGCTTACAGAACTCAGAACAAAACACACTGCTTTGGAAACCGAGAACAAAACTCTGAAGACAGAAAACGAAAAGCTTAAGCCTCTTGCGGCTTTGGGCGAAGCACAGCACAAAACTCTGAGAGAAGACGCTGAAAAATTTTACCGTCTGGCGGAGAAAACCCCGAAAGACGAAATGGTAAAGATTTTGCAAAGCGGCGATCTCGAAACTGTGAAAACGCTTCATGCGGATTTCAAGGAGCGCGCTGAAAAATTGCATCCGGCAAAATGTCCGAATTGCCAAGTATCTTTGACAAGACAGTCGAGCAAGACTGAAGGTGATACGTCTGATGAAACCTCTGATGACGACATCAACATGGACGACTACGAAATTTAAAACAGGAAGGAGTAATTTATGTTCAATAAAAGTTACAGAGGAATTGGCCGTGATCTGGCTATCACAATGGTCGGGGCCGGAATTGTTCGGGATCAGGATGAGGGCAAACCCGCCAAGGTCAGCGGTAACGATACCCTGACACTCGCTGGCGATGGAGATCCGTTCATTGGCGTGATCGGGGACATAGAGCCGGATCTGACAACAACCCTGGAACCGGCAGGATGTTTTGAGCATTCCTATACAGGAGCTGACCCAGTTGTTGGCGTTCAGAAAATTTTATGTGATGCCGCCAATGGCGTCAAGGTCGATGCCGTCAACGGATTCCCGGTCACCGTACTCAATGTAGATACGGTCAACAAAATCGTTATTTTCTATAAAGGCTAAAAAAAGGAGAAATCATGCCCCCTATTAAACAATTAAAACTCGAAAAAGAAATGTATACCGAGGCCAAATCTTTAGGAATTGGTTTTGGGGATTTACTTGAAAAATTGGACCCGAGCGAAAGCTATACCGGGAAGCTTGGCAAGATGACCGCGTTTCAGCGGCAGTGTGCACAGCTCGGCCTGAAAACTTCAGGTCGTGATGCAGCTTTGGTTGAAGCATTTTTCTCAACCACTGCCAGCAAGGTGCTATTTCCTGAGTACATTGCCCAGCAGCTTTTGATCGGCTTGAAAAAAGGCCGCCGGTCAGCAACTCTGGCAGATATCGTTTCGGTTACTAACCAGATTGATTCTACCAGTTATAAAACCATGGAAATCGATCTGGATAACACAGATGTCGATTATAAGCGAACCGCCGAGGGCGCAAAGTTTCCTGTGGCGAAAGTTCGTACCAAAGAAAAAGCCATCACGCTGTATAAAATCGGTACAAAGCTGGAATTTTCGTATGAGGCGATTCGCCGTATGAAGTTGAATGTTTTGGGAGCTGCTTTACAGGTGCTTGGTACCAAACTCGGTCAGGATCTCGTTTACGAAGGTCTTGAAGTTCTTTTGAACGGTGACGGAAACTCAAACTCCGCAGGCAATGTGAATTCGGCTACGACCGGGGCGATTGTTTACGGTGATCTTTTAAATCTCGATTTCGTTTTTGAGGACGGCTTTGAACCTGACATGATTGTTGCCAATAAAGCCGCAATGAAAAAGATTCTGTCTGTATCGGAATTTATCAATCCGCTTATCGCTTCTGATTTTCTGACCAAAGGTCAGGGAGTTACTCCCTTTGGTCTGGCGCTTAAAGTCAACAACAAGTTACCAGACGGTAAGCTGCTGGCCTTAAATAAAATCGGCGGGCTTGAAATGCTCGAAGAAAAAGGTGCTCAGATGGTTGAGGTGGACAAAATCATCGATCGTCAATTGCAGGGCAGCATTATTTCCAAGGTTGTTGGTTTTTCCAAGATTTTCAAATCTTCAGCCAACACACTCACCTTCAACTGGTAAGGAGTACTGAATGAATACTCTGAAAGTACGTCTGAATCAGTCCATGGATAAAGCCGGTCTTGGTTTTACCGACATCGAAGGCAAGCAGGAAATCCGGGTCAAGAACCCCGGCAAGCGTGAGGTCATAACCGTTAAGGAAACGCATTTTGTTCGCCAGAAAATTCAAAGCGGCGAAATCGAAATTGTTGAGGTCGTCAAATCGGCGGCCTCTACAAAAACACAGGAGACCAGCCCCTCTACCACCAGTGAGGAAAAACCCACAGCTGAACAATTGAACGCAGCTCGCGAGGCTGTGGCTCAAGCTGAGGCGGCTCTTGAGAATGCCAAAGCAGATATCAAGAAAGCTGAGGATGCTACGCAAAAAGCAAATTGCAAGACCGCTATCGAGAACGCCGGTCAGGCTCTTGGCGATGCCAGGGCTGAATTAAAGCGTCTCGAAAAATTGGCGAAGTAAGAACCAATTTTAAAAATTAAAATAAGGAAAAACCATGCTGACACAGGCGACTGACATTACTGCACTAGGTTTCGATGGCGATTTGCTAGGTATTACTGATTATACCGTGGTGGATACGTTTATTGAAGCCTCTATTGCCGTTGCGTCGGATCGCCTGGAAAGCTGGTTGAATGACTCTGAGAGCTACGCGGCCATTGAAGCCTTACCTGATAATGACCGAAAGAAAATTCGGGTAAAACGGGTCGAGCTTCTTTTGAGTATTACTGAAATTTTACTCTTGATTCATGCCCAGTCAAGCGTTGGCGAAAACTCGATTAGCGTTGAAGGCTTCTCTATCAAGATCGCAAATATTACCCCAGAAGAATCTGTGAATATTTGCCGTGCGTTGGCTGATAAAGCCTACGTGATTTTACGAGACTCTGCAAAGCAGCAGGAATACCCAGGGGTGGCTGTTTTATGATTCACGCCGGAATCGCAAGACGGGCCTTTCGACGAACCGCAAACGGTGCGTTGGTTTTTCGCGCCTATACAGAAGTACCCGGCATATTAAATGCCATGCCTGATTCACAATATCAGGACACCCAAATTTCACCCGCAAAAATCAGGGGCATAACCGAAAAGGAAAAATTGTCAGCAGCAGGCGCCTGGGATGAAGTTCAAAAGGTAGTAACCTTTGAGGCTCAAAGCGTAACTGGTAGAGCTGAACTTTTACAGGGGCAAACTATCCCTGGTGATCGCGTGAATATTGGCGGGGTGTTGACAAATGGTGTTTTAGAAGGCGGTACTGATTTTACTATCGAAGATAAAGTATCAAGTAGCATAAACGGTTTTCATCTATTAAAACTCTACATCAAGGCGGTGCGATAATGGGCGTTACCACCAGCGGCTTTGATGAGTTTTCCAAATACCTCGGCGGTGTTTCCCGCAAGGTTGACACTGTCATGGATCGCCGTGTTGCCAGAGCCGCAAATATTATTCGTATGAATGTCATCAAGGTGATTAATTCACAGCCTGCCGGTTGGGCGGCGCTCAATCCGAAATATGCTGCATGGAAAGCGGCTCATGGTGGGTCTCGTTTGAGACTCGTTTCGGGAATCCGGAATCCGGGGTCACGAACACCGGCTGTGAATTACAGAAACTCTTTTGACGTTACCAAACTTGGAAACGCAAAATATGCCAGCGGTACAAACTACCCGCAGGCGCGTGCTCTTGAGCGTGGCAATGAGGCCAAGGGCGTTCAAGCCAGACCACATTTTGGGCCGGCAGTCGATCAATCGAAACCTGCTATTTTACAAGAATACAAAGACGGCGTGAAGGAGATTTTCGCAAAATGAGAAAAGCTCATATCGATTATCTCAAGGCCATGCTGGTTGCCATTAGTTTCCCTGGCCAGTTACTTGAAGTTTACCCTGCTGAGGACAAACTTCCACAAATGATCCCATGCGCACCTATTAAATTGATACCGACTCAAAACCGGCTTGATGCCAGATTAAAATCCGGAAACCGGATTGCAAAATTGCCGCCTGTTACTGTTAACGGCGTTAAATCGAATCGGTATTTAAAGAGTCATTTTAAACAGGCGTTTAAGTATCAAGTAGATTTGTGGTTAAAAAACCCAGTGACCGAAATTTTGAGCACACCTGCCAACCCCGGCTATGTTGACAAAGCCATGGTGTACGTTTCTGAAAACCAGACCATTGCCATTACTCTTCAGGATATCGAATACAAAATCACTGTGGATATCGGAGCCAGCGGCGACATTACCGATGATTCTGATAAATCGATTTATAAATATTATCTCGAAGTGATTTTTCGCGACGGGCTTTATAGTATTGAAGAGGCCGAAACACTGGCAGGAGCCGCGCTGGAGATTGAACAGCCGGTGGAGGTTGAGGTCGTATGATAGTACCACGTCCGCTATGGCATAGATTTAAACCAAAAATGAAAATGGATGTTAATGAGTCAATGTCATCGCTCAGCATTGAATGTAAAATTACAGGCGTATCAAGATTGAAATTCAAATTAAGCATCGCAACATTTTTAATAAATATAGCATCATGGATTATACGGCCTGGAAAAATTGAAATCGAGGTTGAGATGAAAGAACAAGGAGAAACATCAAAATGAAAATTGAGGAATTTTACAAAAAGCATTCTGAAACATACCATTTCAGAAAATCACTGAAGGCCGGATTTATATCTTATCTGCGGGTCGAAAACGACCAGGCGGAAGTCGACGAAAAAACCCTGATTGAGAAATACAAAAAGTTTTCGGGCATTGATCCGACTACCGGTAAACCTGCCGTCGTCGATGTACATAAAAACCCGACTCCGGTAAATCCGGATGATTCTCAAAAATCAGGAAAAGGGAAATCAGGAAAAGGGAAAAAGAAAAAAGATTCTGATTTGGATGATCCAGAGGACACAGAGGAATCAGAAGATTCAAATCTGATTGAGCCTGATCTGGATGATCTTATTCAAAATTAAGGAGTAATACATGGGTGGAGTAAGTACATTTCATCAAAGCGGCGGCGCAGTCGCCAGCGACTATAAAGCTGACAGAGTATCTGCCAAAGTTGGCCAGGCTGAGGGCGGTAATGCCCTCGAAAAATATTTTGTTACCAATGCCAATCAGGCAAAAGATATTTTTGGCGCTGGCGAACTGGTCGATCACGTTCAACAATATTTCGAGGAATTCGATTTGGCCAAAGGGCAGCAACCAGCCCCGTTAATTCTGGTCAGACCTGATAATGATACGCCGGGCAGTGTCGATGCTCCGGTAGCCGGCTCCCTAAATACTGGTCTTGCCGCGTTACCAACAACATCAGGAACACCGACCGGGTCGCGTATTGTTATTCTTAAAATAACCAAAGCCGGAGCGCATCAAACTGCGGAATATCAAAAATCTGTCGATGGCGGTCTGACTTATGGAACGCCTGTGGTGACACCTGTCAGCGGATCTTCGATCATGCTTGATGCAGGTGTCAGCGCAACATTTAGTGATGACGGTGTTACGCCTGCTGAAACATTCCAGCTCGGCGATACTTTTACTTTTGTCATTAACGGGCCTACCGCATCGGTCGCCGCCAAGCTGGTTGCCATCGCGGTTCTGATTCAGGAATACAGAATTTATTGGTTACACCTTATCGGTGGCATCGATCGCGCTACTGCGGTTTCGATCAACCAGATTCTTGCTGATATGGAAACCACAAAGAACCAGCCAACGTTTGGAATTGTGGAAGCACGTTCCATTTTGGCCAGCGGTGAAACCTTCAGTCAGTATGAACAGTATCTGGAATCTGAATTCGGACCATTTTATTCTGAGCGCGTCACCATTGTGACTGCCGAGGGGCGTTACATTGCCGGGGGCGTCGATAATGCGGGTGGTTATGAAGCGGTCAAAGCTGCCGGTTCAGGAATTTGGCGAAACGCCGCGACTATGCTGACAGCCAAGCTGGCCGCTGGTTCCCCGAATGAGTCACCCGGTTGGGTTGCGAAAATGAGATCCCTGACCTTATCTGAAATTCGTCACTGGAAAGACGGTTATCAGGATTACATGGATGCCTTGAATACCATGCGGCTGACTGTACTGAAAGAATACAACAACTGGCCGGGTATTTATATCATGTCAGGTCGAATCAAATCTGCGCCAAATTCTGATTTCTCAGAAATTCCGGAAAGACGCCGAGCCGATAAGATGCACCGGATTGTTTATCAAGAGTCGATGCCATTTGTAGATGCTGATTCTGAAACTGAATCAAGCTCTGGTGGTTTTGACACGTTGAAAGCGTTTGCGATGGCTGCCGTATCTCGTGATATGATGCAACCTGGCGCACGAGAAATTTCTGGTGCGACTATCGTTGTTGACCCCAATAAAAACTTTGCCACATCAAATCCAAAGAAACTGCAATTGAAATTGGGGATGCAAATCAAACCCAGAGCAAAATTCATTGAATGGACGACAAACTATACTGTCGTTACGAAATAAGAAGGAGTAAATAATGTTAGAACCAGGCGATATAGTACCAGAAGCGCTGAACTTCTCGAATTTTCAAATGAATATGTTCGGTTTCAATCTGATGAAATTTTTGGATTTTGAACTGGACTATGAAGCAGAGTGGTCGGTTAATTATGGAAAGGACGGTCATCCAATAAGCTGGACAGTCAAGAAATTTAAAAACACTCTCAAAGCCACTTTGTTGGTTGAAGAGCTGAAAAATTTTATACCACTGGCCCCCGGCGGAAACTTGTTGATGCTGCCACCAGGCCCGATTACCGCATCTACAATCGTTCCGAATGTTGGCTCCCTGAAGATAACCATCCCTGCTGCAAAAATCATCAAGTATCCGTTCAAAGCTAAAGAGGGTGATGACAAGATGGAAATTCCAATGGATCTTGGTGTTGCATCAATGCCAATTATCGAGTTTACATAAACTATAAAAAAAAGGAAAAATGTATGAACACAAATAATTTAAATGAAATTATTAAAAACAAGCAAGAGGCAATTGAGCTTCTACCGTCTCCGTATCGAAAGCTGACTGATGATGTTCTCGACGAAGAAAATGTTAAACTGTCAATCAGTACTCTGAAAGATATTTATAAAGACAAGGGCGGTATTCATCTTCTTGAAGTTGAAGATTATCAGATACTCGTCAGGGTTCCCAATGAAACTCACCTCAATCACGGGATGGAAAATAAAAAACGAACCGCTATTGAAGCTGACCGGTGGCTAGTCGGCGAATGTCTGTTATACCCATCAGTCGATGTATTTAAATCCTGGTTAATTTCTGCGCCTGGTCTAGGTACACCTTTTGCGAAGAAACTTCTGGAGCTTGGCGCCACAACGCAGGAGGCCAAGGCAAAAAAGCTTTAAGCGACTATAGGAATGGAATTCAACAAGGTAAGGGTGTACTAAATATCTTATACGCCCACTACTTTCCTGGTCGCATTGAACCAGACTGGTCTGATACGGAAGAATATATGAAGGCATTGGCAGAAGTGGAATACATGGAAGATCATGAAGTTCATATAAGGGCAAAGGCAATTGTAAAGGCATTTGGATAATATATGGGGTCTGAAATATTCAAACTTGGCGCTGTCTTGACCTTTCGCGAGATGATGTCTGGAGGGGTTAAATCTCTAACCAGTCATTGGGATAAGCTGAAAAAAACAATTGGCGAAACGGACCCGATTATTCGTAAAGCTGAAAACTCTGTAGGCGCAATGAAATTTGGTACCAAGATTGCCGCTGGAGTCCTCGCCCTTACCCTCAGCATGGGTGCGGCCCGAATGGAGACATCTAAACTAGAAGGGAATTTGAAATCTCTTGGCGTTAGTTCACAAGAAGTCAACAAGCTGAGCTACTCAGCATCTGCCGCTGCCGCAGAATTCGGTATTGCAAAGGATGTCTACCTCACAGGCGCCTACGATATTAAATCCGCTGTATCCAGTTTAAATTCTGGTCAAATGGAACAGTTCGCCCATTCCATTGCCCTGGCTGCAACTGCAACCAAGGGCGATTTTGCGCAAATGTCAAAACTGTTCGGTATGGTGTATAACCAGTTTGGGGCCATGTCAGGTCTCGACCCAGGAGCCTTTGCTGAGAAAGCAGCTAACACGTTTGCTTTTGCTGTAAAACAATTTCGTACAGATGGCGCCGCACTTGACCAGGCATTTAATTCTGCCGGGATGAGCGCTGCAAGGATGGGTGTTACTATCGGCGAACAGACGGCGGTCTTGGGAACGCTGATGAACACCATGCAACCCGGTGAAGCTGGAACGGCATGGAAGGCATACTTTGGTCATTTGGAATCTGGTTTTTCGAAGCTGAAATTAGAGGCCAGAAAAGACGGAAAACTTTTAGGTGTGGCTGACCAGATTGAAGAAATTCAAAAACGTTTTAATATAAAACTTCCCACAGAACAACTTGACGCCTTGAACAAATTAGACCCGGCTCAGCGATCCGGCGCAGTGAAAGCCCTTATAAACGAAAAAACGGTTGAAAAATTAAATTCTGCGTTCGGCGAGGAAGGCGCAAAGATGGTGTATAGTTTGATTGGTGTAACCAATGAACTGCGCACTTCTGTTGAAGGTGCAAACAAAGCCAGTACCGATGCTGCCGAAATGTCCTCAGCCAATCTGAATAATCTTGGCGGCCAATGGGCTAAACTCAAAGGTGGCCTTGGAGGTTTTTGGGATAATATTTCAAAAGGAATGGACGGGCCTTTCATAAAAGTTTTTGGAGGGCTGAACAGTCTGCTTGAAAAATACAATAAACTTTCCGGGTCGACAAAAGATTTAATTTCTCATTCTATTGGTCTTGCTTTGGTTCTTGGAGGAATAGCCGGCACTGTTATCGCGGTCGGCGGCGCTTTGTCGTTCTATCGATTTATGAAACTGGCAAGTGCAAAAGCAGCTCTACTTGAGGCCGAGGCCGAAGGTGTTGGCGCTGTCGTAAAACAAAGCTGGCTGCGATCTGCCGTTGCATCCATTGGCATGACAATCAAAGATACAGCTGTCAAGGGCTACAACGCCGTTGCCAGTTGGGTTGCCGCAGGGGCTGAAAAAGACCTTGCGTTTGGTAAGTCTGTTTTAAACCGGCTTGCGAATCTTGGCTTTGTGGTCCAAATGCGTGAAGGCGGCGCAAAGATGCTCAATGCCGCAAGAACAAAAGCGGCAGCCGCTGCCGAATGGGGGCTTGGGGCTGTCAAGAAAGCTGGAATTGCTCTGAGCAATTTAAGCGCCGTGGCTACTGTTAGAGAGGCGGTTGTCAAACGTGGCGCTATGGCTGCTACCAAGGCGATGGCGGCCGGCCAATGGCTTTTAAATGCTGCGATGTATGCATCGCCTATCGTATTGATAGTTGGTGGAATTTTATTGTTGGGAGCGGCTGTCTATGGCGTAGTGAAGCACTGGAAAGATTTCGTTGAATGGGCAGATCGTGCCTGGACTTCGGTTAAAAACTTTTTAGGTTTTGGTGATGAAGCTGCCAAGCAGCAAAATGAACTGGCTGCCGTTAAAAATCTAACTGATCAGCAATCAGCTAACACCGGCGCTCTGGATGCTCTGGCTAAAAATCTCAATCCAGAAAATCAGAAAATACCAGATCCTTCTCAACTGATGAACGATACAAAACTGAATCTGACCAAAAAGACTCTGGCCACTGAAAATATTTACAAAGATTATAATGTTCATGGCAACAAGGCTCCTGTCAGTAAACAGATCATTATCAATATTAAAAATCTGGTTGATAAACTCATAATCGACGGCGATGACGAAGCTGGCCAAAAACAAGCCGGTTATAATATGTTGAAATTATTGGTCAGTGAAGCTGATCGCGCAGATGGGGAAGGCTCCTGGTGAGTATTTTAAGTGGCGGCCCCATCTTATCATTTTCGGTTTTGCCAACCGATCCGTTGAATATTGGCGGTTACGAAGTTCCACCTGGAGCAATCGTGAACCTGAGCCAGCAGAAAATCATTAACAAAACTCAAGTTGGTTCCTCAGAGGGTACCATCAAGGAGTTTTCGGGTTTTAGCGACTGGACCGTCACTATAGATTTTGAATGGCCATTCATGCTTAAGGCTCTGGTAATTCTCGAATTGAAAAAAGTTGTCAATATCTGGCAAGTTGAAATTGCACTGCCCGTTTTAAATCAGAGAATGCAAAGCGCCGGCATCAGTCACCTGGTCATTGAGCAAATCGATTTGCCTGATCCTGATGTGGATCATGAGTTGAAGTGTTCCCTGAAATGTTCCAGCGACAAACAAATTGACCTGAGTGATCCTGATGGTATGGGCATAATGTCAGAAAAAGCCGGTGTCATGGAACAAGTGACAGGAGTTACATCATGGCTTTGAGTTACCTGATTCGTGAGGACGATACGCCGCAAAGAGCGGCCGCCAGAAATTACGGTAAGTGGGAATTGTTCCCGTTAATTCTGGATAATAACAGAGCTTTGTTAAAAGGTCTTCCGGACAATACTCTGCCAGCAGGTAGTATTTTGTATATTCCGGAGCCGCCTGCGTTGACCCGGGAATTTAAACATGTTGTTCAAGACGGCGATACATATTTTACACTGGCGACTTTATATTATGAGGCGGTTTCGTTCGCCAGAAAAATGGAGCATGACAATAACTCTATTCGCCTGAATAAATATATCGGTACCGAAATCATTATACCTGCCCTGGTGAGCCAGAGAACATTCGATAATGCCAGGAGGCTTTTGAATGGTTAAAATGTTTCAAGAGTTGACCATTGGCTCACTTAAGCTTTCGAGTGTAAAACGTGTCGAGTTAGAATCGGCGCGAACTGTTCCTGTGGATATACTCAAAATATATTTACCTAAAATCAAAGGGTATGACAAGAGCATGATTAACGTCGACGATGCGGTAAGTTGGGCCTCCGGTTATACTCAATATGGCATGGTAACCGAGTTTGAAGGAACCGTGTATGATGTGAGTCCAAAACAACCGCTCGAGATCACATGCAAAGATGAGATGCACAAGCTGCAAAAAAAATTCATTCAACAGAATTTTTATAATGTAACGATTCAACAGTTTTTATCAAGCGTTGCCCCTGGTTATACTGTTGTCTATCATGACAACTGTGATAGTATCTTTATTCGTGTACATGAGACTCGCGGACGATCTGCCGCCTGGGCGCTGGATATGCTCAAATATTCCAAGATCAATATTTTCTTTCGTGGAAAAACTTTGCATGTTGTTCGACCATATCATCTTCGAGCGCCTGAAAAACCAAAGAAATTCAAAGTCAATTTTAATATCATTGAAGATAATATTGCTTCACGCTCTGAGAAAAAGCAAAAAATAAAAGTAATCAGTTATGACCCTGATTCCGGAAAACCGAATGATGGAACCTATGGCGTAACTGGTGATGAGAAAATAATTCAGATTGATGGTCTCGATACGAAAGGCTGTAAAGAGAAAGCGGAAGAAATCTGGAAAGAGCAATGTGGCGAAGGTCTTTCCGGCGATTTTGTTACATTCGGTTTTCCTTCGGTACAAAAAGCGGAATACATTCAAGTTATTGACGATCAAGACAAGCTTCGAACTCGCGAAGCGTTTGTAGATAGCGTTAAAAAAATCTATGATGCGGAAAACGCATCTTACAGACAAACTATAGAACTGGCGGTGGTCCGATGAGTGGTTCAGCTCAAGATAATGAT